TAACAAGTTCACTTCTAAGCTCTGGTGCTTTACGTAGTTCAGCTGGTGTTTTACCAGTGCTTTTCTCTACCTGCTTATATGTATCGTATCGACTGACGTCTGAACCTTTTGGCTTTTGCCTAATATAGTTAGCCCATCGACCATAGGCTACAAAGTCGTCAATCAGTCGTGCATAAAATTTTCGCCATTACCTATAAAGTATAACAGCTGTTTTACTACATCTGGTGCTTGCTCATAAAGGTCTTTAGCTGCCTCAGCTGTGAACTTAACTTCTTTACCTTTATTGGCTAGTCCTCTCCAGTCTAGCGTAGCATCTACCAGTGCTTGTATATCTAGTGCATCAAAGTCTATATCAATGTCCTCATAAGTCTGACCATCTTTTAGATTTGACCTAGCTGTGATTATTGCATTGGTTTGCTTTTTCTTTGCAGCTCTCCACACCTTACTGTCTGCGCCACACACCTTAACATAAAAGTCTGTTGGCTCATTGGTAACGGGGTTAAGTATATTACACTCAGCCCCGTTCTCATGTCGACCTACTGTCGCAAGTTGATTAAATTCCATTAAGCATCAGCCCTAGTTATTTTAATCTGTGTTGCATCGCTGGTGTTATATAATGCTACAAACTCCATGCTAACTGTAATAGCACCTTCGCCTGATACATCTGGCTGTCCACTATTGTACTTAACACGTGGCAAGTCGATTGTGTATGAGTTGCCATCAAGGTCTGTTAACACTAACTGTATTGTGCTTTCGGTTTCATTAAGGAACTTCTCATATAAAGTTTTATCCTCAAAGTATGTTGTAAGCGTACCAGTTAGTCGTGACTTACCGATTGATGGTCGTTGTGTGGTTTGGCTGCCAACTGCAAACAGTGGCTCTATGCCGTTCTCTAGGCTTAGCTCGATAGATGTCACTGTTGATATTGCTGAGCCACCTTCCTGTATTGAGCCTGTGAAGCTATCAAATGGCTTGTTGGTACTATCTGCGGCATAGGTTGAACCTGTTATTGCAGATGTTCCGATAGATAAGTTCTGCCCTACAACGCCAAAAGTTGCCTCGACCATTGCGTTAGGTGATACAGATAAGCTTAATGCGTTAAACTCACAACCTGTGTTTCTATGCCATTCTGGTGCGGTTAAATCAGCAAACTTACGCTCAATAGTAAAAGAACGTCTTGTTGTACCTGCTTTTAACACGTCTGTTGCCCATGTACCGCATAATACTGCTTCTAATATATCGTCAAATGCTTCATATTCTAGCTCAGCTGTTACATCGCCACTAACTGACTTGTTACCATGCCTGAAATCTTCTACTTGTCTGTCACCTCTTAGCTTTTCGCTTTCAATGCCATCTTTGCTTATACCAAGTGATGTACCTGTATTCGCAAAGGGTTTAAATGATGGTGTTGATGGGGTTGTGCCATATGTCGTTTCCGCAATATAGGCAATGCTATGTTGTGCTCCGTTTGCTATAGTCATACTCTTGCTCCTGTGTATGCGTTAATGGATACGGAAACTGGAACGAAAAACCATGCCCCGTCGTTTATTGCAGGTTCGATACTAACCGACCTTACTCGCAATTTCAAATTGTTATAAGTTAGCACTGTTCCGCGCTTAAAGTGGTCTGCTACATTATCTGTAAGTGTTGACCTACCAGAACCCCTTGGACTTACTACATCTATTTGGTATATTGCTTGTGTTTCGTCTTTGCCATTAGAACCTAAGCTGACCTGTAATGTGTCTGCTGGTATAAAGCTTGCACGTAAATATGTTGTGTTTCCTACTGGCTTATAGGTTATGTTGGGATATGCAATGTCATAACCACCTGATAGTGTGCTTAGTTGCGTATCTAGTGCAGCTTGCATATCATTAAAGTACGTACTCATCTTCTAGCCTTGCTTTGTGCTTTTGTTATAGCCTCATTGTATGTCAATAACACTTTTCTGACAATGCCTGTAGGTGCTTGTGTACTATGCCCAAACTCTAACTCTACCGCATAAGGCAAGTTGTTTGTCATATAAAACGTATTACCTGCTTGCAATGCTTCTACTGCCTTCATTAATCGTTCTTGTGACTTACTGCCTGTTTTGTCTTTGCGTTTAGTCACTCTAGGGCTTGGCCTATCCAATGTTGATTGCCATGCTCCTCTAAATCTACCTCCAGTGTAACCTTTTGGCTTCTTTGCTCTAGGGTTAGCCTGATACTTTTTCCATAGCTTATAGTTACCAACTGGACTGGATTGTATTATATCACTGCCCATTGCAAATATAGTGCCTCGTACCACATCTGTATTCTGCAGCTGCAACTTTTCAACCAACTGTCTAAATTCTTTGTCTGTTGTTGCTCTAGCCATTACTTTCTCACCTGTAAGTTAGCAGCAACAATATCACTGCCATTAGGTCTTATCTCATCAACATTAATGACTTTAAATATATCGCTATTAATAACCACTGTGTCATTTATCTCATAGCTGTGACCTTCAGCAAGCATACGTCTGTCACCTTGCAGCACTGTCTGACCAGCTCTGTCTGCGTCTGTATAATCAAACACACAAGCATACTTTTTATATGTAGCTGTTGTCTGTGCTACTGAACCTGTAGCTGGATTATATGCGCCATCAGTTGTACGTGTAAATGTAAACTCCTCACCAAATCTTGTAATGAGTGCTTCGGCTGATTTCGTTATCGGTGAATAGTTATAACCTGCATGTGCCATAATTATGCACGCATAACTGTGTTAGGTGATTGCACTAACTTTCTCAAAGCTCTTGTTAATGCAGGTGTCTGTCGTTGTTGCCCTGCTGTATCTTTATATGTAATAGATATAACATCAACACTTTCGCTAACAACTTGCCTATCTATTGGGTCTTGCTTACTATCACCATCAATCACTGTCTTAACAGCCTCATATACTGCAACCTTTAGTTCGTCTGGTATTGTGCTTGCATCTAAACCAAAGCCATCAATAACTACATTAACTCTAGGCCACTGTAATGATTGTGTCTCTGTTTCCTTAAAGCCTATAAAGCTCAAGTCCTCAATGTAATCCATTGCACGCAAGATATATGCATTAACATGACTGTCACTACTATATGTGATTAACCTTGCATCTGCCCAAGCTTTAAACTCTGCTAAGCTAACATATGTATTAGCACCTGCAACGCGACTTCCATCTTCAACAATAAGTGTCATTGTCTATGCCTTTTCGTATCCGCCTAAGCGATAGTTTTCTACTTCTGCTGAGTGCACGTCTGCGGTCTTGCCGTCTGGTCGTACCATTTTAACTGTTTTAGCCACTTTGGGCTTGGCAATTTTCTTTGAGGGTTTCTTTTTAAGTGCCATTTTGTTTACCTCGCTATGTTATGTGTGAGTAAAGGGACGGCAGATGCCGCCCCCTGTCATCAGTCTCGTCTAACCGAGTAGTGTTGCTATGAAGTCTGGCTTCCAAGCTTTTACACCCCAAGCAACAGCAACTTCAATCATTGCCTTACGATATCCTTTATACATACGCACTTCGAATACCATGCCTGAATGTGGGTCTTGTACCAAGATAGCATCATCTGCAGTGTCTCCACCTTCTGGAACAGCTGGTGCTCTAACAGCTAACTCTAACGCACGTCTGTGCATTGCAATGTTTGCTGTGTAGTTATTTCCTACTGTTATAGCGGCATTGTCTGCGGCAGCTGAACGTAGTCCAGTTTGGCCGATAACAAATGAACCACCAGATAAAGCTGTGTTAACACAATACTTATTGCTGTCACCATTGATTGTAATGATGTCACCTTTAAGGATTGTACCTGAACCACCATCTGCAGCAATTGATGTATCGCCAATAGCTGAGCTAGCGTCGTTTACAAGATAGCTAGTGCCAGTACCTTTGGTGTGTGACTGCACTTGTGCGCTCTCACGCATTGCTAACCCTTGTAGGTCTAACAATACACCTTGTCTTAGCAAATCACTAGAACCAGCGTCTGATACGCTTTGTAGTGTAGCTAACTGACGTAGGTTTGTACCTGCTACTGAGTTCATTATAAGTGAACATTGTCCGTCATTTGATGGCATACCATTGTCAACTAAGATTTGACGTATTTCAGCTACGTCACCAAAGTTAGAACCGAATGGAGTAGTTCCTGCTGTACCAAAAGCACGTGAAGCGTTCTGATAAGCTTCTGTTGCAAGGTCTACTTCAATCTCGTTAGACAATGTTCTCATTGCTTGTACAAGTTGGTCTCCATAAACAGTCTCAAAGCCAATACCATTATTGAGGTGTCTTACATCTTCTCCAGTGTAAGGGATTTGTACTGCACGTGACTTAGAGATTGATAGTGTTTTGCTATCAACTGTTTGGTCTGTTCCTTCTGGAATAGTCATGCTCTCTGCTACGTCAACAGCTGATGCTTCACGTGTGAATGATGCACGAACTGTATCGCCTTTAGCAACTCTCTCTGAGCCGTCTGCGTTGATTGTTGATGCAGGGATAAAGCCTACTAGCTCTCTACCTACTACGTCTGCGGCCTTATATATATCAGCCGCCAAGTTTGTTAATACATTTGCCATTTTGTCGGCTCCTTTGTTTGTATATTAATCATTGGTTATTTTGCCGCCTGACTTGATATAATGCGCTCTTTGACCTTGTGACATGCCATCGAAGTCATTACGACTTATCTCTTTACCACGCTCAGCACTACCTTGCGTTCTTGTGGCGCTGCCACCTGATGATTGTGAACCATCAACTAAAAAGGGATAATTAGTTTTTATAGAACCTGTTAAGTCCTCCAACGTCGATACAGTTAATGCACCTGATTGGTCTGTTACCCTCAATTCACCATCAACAATAGTAAGTCTCTGACTTATCTGTTGCTGTAGCAATTCTGCTCTGCCAGTGTCCTTAGTTAGTCCACTAGCTATCTTACCTGCTTCACCACTAATACGACTTCTCGTTATATCAGTGTTCATTTTCTCAATCGTCCCACGCAATGTGTCGGCCTCTGCCTTTTGCGCTTCGAACAACTGCTTATAATCGTTCTCTGCCTTTGCCTTACTTTCGGCTTGGGCTTTTGCTTCGGCTTGAGCTTGCTCACGCTCCTGCTGCGCTCGCTTCTTCTCGCCTAATAATTCGTCTACCTTGGACTTAAGTCCTTTTGTTTCGTCGTCTAGTCTACTCTTTATAGCCTGATTTACCTTTTCCGACAAAGCATTTTTTACATCGTCCTCTAGCTCAATTCCTTCAAATAGTTCGTTAGTCTTGCTGTAACCTCCAGTTTGTTAGCATTATGTGGCTCTGCCACGATTAGTAAAATATCCCATTAGCTTCTGGGTCTACTTCTACATAGGGTATATTGCTGTCAATTGCATCTAAAAACTGCTCTATAAACCATTCCTGTGTTTCTTGCCAGAATTCACCATATATGACTGGCTCATATCCAAATTTATCTTTGTGCAACTTAACTGCAACATCGTATGCGTTTTGTACCATTTTGTATCCTCTTAGTTATATCTCAAATAGTCGTTTACTATATCATCAAATACTTTGAATAAGTTGGGGAACATCTCTTGTGCTTTTTTACCTGCTGCTGTGTTTCTTTTGCCATGCAGCAAGAATATATTAGCGAATGTTTCTGTTTCTTTTGCGCCACTACGTCGATAATAAGTAACACCATGCCCTGCCATTAAATTGTTATTTCTAAATTGTCCTAAACTCATAGCATCTAATATATCTTCTATGTATCCCCAAGCGTCATCACTATATTTATCTTTATGTTTTAATCTATATCCTCTTGGCACGTTTATTCGCTCATATGTTTCTTTACTCCAAGCTTTACCAAATGCATCTTTTTGTGTTTTGTTTTTCCATAATGCTTTTCTGTCCTTCTTAAATGCCTCTATAAATCTAACATCTTGTTTAGATATGTAATCGTTATTACGTTTTATACTGCCATCGTTTAACATGACTACGTTGTAACTGCCAGTTTGTTTGCTTTTTGCACGTCCTAATATATCGTCAATGTAGTGGCCATATTCATGTGTAGTAACCAATTTATCTTTTACAACATCGCCATATTTAATATTTATTCTGTCCTCATACCCTGCGTAATAACCACCTCTTTTTTTACTGACGCTAAATCGTTTTAACTTAGGTGCTTTAGCTACAACTTGTGCAGTCAATGTTGATAGGTTTGGTAGCAATGCACTATACATATCTTTCTTTATTTGTTCAGCTTTGTAACCACTAACCTGTGATACTATCTGTGTCTCCTCAAATATCTCTTTTAATGCCTTCTCTATAGGCGTTGCTTTAGGTGTCACAACAGCTGCTTGTACCACTTGCGCTAATGGCACGCCTCCAGCTCCTCCAGTTCCACCCATGCTGCGCTCTAATGCACGTAACTGCGCTAAGCTTAATGGTCTGCCATTTGCATCAACAAACTTATCTAGTTTAACCTTACCTGACCTAAATATACTAGCTTTGCCCTTGCCTAACACTTCGTCCTGAAATGCCTTAGGTTGCGTCCTGAGCCACTTTGCATAATTTGTGTCGTCACTAACCAGCTTAGCCTTGTTATCGGCTCCTACGCTCGGCCTAGTGCCTTTAACGTCCCTTCCAAGGTTAAATTCTGGCTTTACTATATAACTAATAGTGCTTCTGCAGTTAAAGTGTGCTGGTGGCTTCGGGTTCTTCTTTAAGTC